TATTAAGACCCATTCTAAATAAGGGTATTTCTCGGCGGAACTACTTCTTAAAATACTAAGGGTCAATAAGTTAAGGTTATTTAGAATGATTATAAATAATGTTAGAGTATATATATTATACTTAGTATATACTTAGTGTAATACTTAGTGTAATACCAACAAGACAAAATTGAAAAACGTATTTAAACCGAAATTGACCTAAAAAAAATATAGGGCATTTTCAAAGTTAATTAATGACTACAAAATGGAAGAACAAGAATATCAAAAGCCTAAACGCAAGCTTACTGAGAATCAATTAAAAAACCTCAAACCTATCCAGCCGGGTGAAATAAGAAATCCTAATGGTAGGCCCAAGAATATGTTCCGTAAAGTCATGGAGGAGGTAGATAAATCACTTCGTATTCGCATGACTAAGCAAGATGTTGTAGATGTGGTTGCTATGGTCAATTCTATGACCGTTGCTGACATTAGAATGATTGCGATGGACTCTCAGACACCTGCCTTCATTTCGGTGATTGCAAATGCCATCTTAGGTGACATTAAAAATGGTGAGATGAAGAATAGCCAGTTTATGATTGAGTTTCAACATGGCAAGGCATCCCAAGCAATACAAATAGAAACAAATGTTAAAGAAGATATATTAAATCCAAAATTATTGACCGATGAGCAAATCCGAGAAAGACTTAGCCAAATTAGAGAAAGAGATATTGACGAGGGAACTTTCGAGGAGGTCGTTTAGTAACTTCGTTAAGTTCATTAAACCCGATTATGATATGCAATGGTTTCACAAGGTGATTGCCGATCATTTGGATTTAGTGTATGCTGGTAAGATTAAGAAGTTAATGATTTTTGTGCCTCCACAACATGGCAAGTCTGAGTTGTCAACACGAAGTTTCCCCGCTTACCTTCTTGGAAGAAACCCAAATCTTAAATTAGCCTTGATTTCTTATAATGCTACCTTAGCCGAGCAATTTAGTGGAGAAATACAAAGGAGAATCGTGGGAGAGGAATTTAAACTACTTTTTCCCGAAACAAGGATTGGAGAGAAAAAAGGAGAGGCAATTAGAATGGCTGAGTTCTTCCAAACCGTTAATAGCCAAGGTTATGTTAAAGCCGTTGGTAGAGGTGGTTCTTTGACTGGTACATCGGTTGATATTGGAATTATTGATGATCCACTTAAAGATCGCCAAGAGGCCCAATCAAGTGTCATTAAAGAACAACTTTGGAATTGGTACACCGATGTGTTCGAAACGAGGTTGCATAACGGTTCGGCACAAGTTCTTATCCAAACAAGGTGGTATGATGATGATTTAGCGGGAAGACTTCTTGAACGTGATGATGATTGGACAATTATCGAATTTCCCGCCATTCGTGAGAAAGCCGAGAATAGTTATGACCTAAGAAAAGAAGGTGAGGCTTTATGGCCCGAAAAACACGCATTAGAAAAGTTATTAAGAGTTAAAAAGAATGAACCTTTTACTTTTGAATCTCTTTATCAGCAAAACCCTAAACCAAGTGTTGAATCCCTTATTTATCATGACTGGCAACCTTGTGAATTTTTCCCAAAAGATGTTGATGTTTTGTTTAGTGGCCTTGACTTTGGATTCTCAAATGACCCTACGGCACTTATCCGAATTGCAAAATTAGGAAATAAGTTATACCTTGATGAAGTTATTTACCAAACTGGATTAACTAATTCAGATTTAGCTAAAAGGATTAAACTATATCCCGATAAACTCGGTGAGATTTATGCTGATAGTGCCGATCCAAAATCTATTGAGGAATTACGCAGAGAGGGATTGCCAATTAAAAAAGCAGTCAAAGGAAACGATAGTGTTAATGCGGGAATAAGTAAATTGCGGGAATATGAAGTGTATTACACGAGGCGGTCAAAAAACATTAAAAAAGAAGTAGATAACTACCAATGGATGATGGTTGGGGGAAAACAAATAAATAAACCCATTGATGACTTTAATCACGCATTAGATAGTATTCGGTATGCCGTTTATACTAAGTATTCAAAGAAAAAACTTATTATTTTTTAGACATGGGATTATTAGATTTTTTTACAAGCAAAAAAGCCTTGACTACAATACAAAGTGTTAAGCAATGGCAGATGTTTAATGGAGGACAAACGTATTCTCTTTATAACACAGATTATCGTGATGCAATCAATAATGGATTTGAGAAGAACGTAGATGTTTATGCTATCGTAGATGACATTTCATCAAGAGCCGTTGAAGTTCCATTGGAATTATATCAAGCCAACAAAATGCAGATAAAGTCGGTTAGTAAGTATAAAGCCTTATTGACAAGACCTACGGATAGGAGCATGATGGAGGCTAATAGCATTAGGTCTAAAGCAATGAAAGAATTGGAAGAACACCCAATCTTGGCTTTACTTAAAAGACCAAACTCTTATCAAACTTCAAAGCAATTTTTCCAATCATTATTCTCTTGGGATTTATTGGTTAAAGATGTTGGAATTTGGGCAGAAGAAGACCCACTTAAAAAAGGTAAAATTGCAAGACTTCATGTTATTGCACCTTTTGATTATACAATCGTTACTGATGGGTTTAGAAGAATTGTTAAGTATAACATACATTCAATCAATCAAGATGTTGAGCCAGCATTCTTTTTATCGTTTCGTTCGTTTAATCCCGATTTTAATAATCAAACTACGGTTCATCGTGGATTCTCACCTTTAACCGCTGGTGCAAGAGTTTTGCAAAAAGCTAATAGTGGAGAAGAAGTAGCAATTGAAAACTTCGAAACAAGGGGTGCGGTGGGATTCTTGTATAAGGATGATGTTAATACAGAAGATATTGATCCACAAGGTCAACAAGATTTAGAAGATAAAGTTCATGATAAAATCTATAACTCAAATGCTAAAGGTAGAGTTGTATTCTCTAATACCAAAGTTGGATTTACTAAGTTATCTACTACTAACATTGATTTAGATTTAAGAGCAATGAGTAAACTATCTACCGAGCAATTGTGTAGACTATGGCATTACCCTTATGTTCTTTTAAATGCTGATAATTTGACCGAAAGTAACTTGGCTCAATTTATCCGTAGAATGATTATCAATTGCGTTGTTCCAATGCAATCAAGGGTATGTGAAGGTTTATTAGAATGGTTGGCTCCAAGTATGGGATTAAATCCTTCTCAATATGTTTTAAGATTTGATGTGGATGCTTACCCAGAGATGAAACAAAACTTCTTGGATGCAGCAAGTATATTGGAGAAATTAGATGGTGTTCTTACCCAAGATGAGAAAAGGGTATTTATGGACTTTGAGCCAACAAATGACCCAATCATGCAACAAGTTTATATTCGTTCTAATCAAGTGCCTTTAGGAAGTTTAAGTATTGATCCTACCGAAATTGGTTCAATGGTAATGGATGAGGATTAATGGAAATTTGGGCCATCATATTGAACTCGGTTGTAATAACAAGTTCCTTTTGGTTCGGGTTCTTCCTTGTTTATGATTCTAAATTAAAAAGCAAAGAACGTGAGAAAGTTGAAAAACTTTTTAAAAACAAACGATGGTAAGTGAAGAATTATATAGGGTAGCATGGCGAAGGAGGCACGATGTTAATGAACGTGCCTTATTTGCTTATATACGCACTAAGTTGGCGGTAGAAACAAAGACTTACCTTAATTCGTTAGAAGGAAGGAATCCTCAAACATTTCATATCACTAATCACTTTAACGAAAGATGGTTATTGGAGATAATGCGTGATGCTTATACTAAGTTTGGTTTAAAGCAAGGTAAATTCTTAGATGAATACCAAAAGAAGGAAGAAGGCGATAATTTTGAGGAGAACTGGTTATTATTGCTTTTATTATTGTTTAGGGATATATCTTATTTCTATATTGTTTTAGGTATTGTAAATACAATCAAACAAGACATTAAAAGATTTGTTGAGGATCAAGTAGAAAGAGGTGTGCCGAGGGCAGCGATTATTACTTTGCTTGGATTATACTTATCTACAAGAAATATCATTAGAAGTCAAACCATTGCAAGAACGGAGATTACTAAGATAATGAATTTGGCATCTCAAAGTTGGGCCGAGTCACAAAAGAAAGTTTTGACTAAAAAATGGATTGTTATTTTAGATGGGAAGGAAAGACCTTCGCATAATGCCATGGCGAGTTACCCAACAATACCTTTAAATGAAAAGTTCAATGTTGGGGGCAATTTAATGAGTGGCCCGGGTGATAATTCCGCACCACCAAGTGAGTTGGTTAATTGCCGTTGTGGACTTATGTTTTTATAAATAATTTGGTAATTATGAATTTTTATTATATTTGCAATCAATAGTAGAAAATATGAGAGATTATAAAATAAAGTCAGAAGGGGAGATTACTAACGTAGATGTAACTAAACGTATTGTTTCGGGTTACGCATCTAAGTTTGGTAATATTGATCTTCATAATGACATGATGATGCCCGGTGCATTCACAAAGACTATTAAAGAACGTGGGCCACAAGCAAAAAATGAAATTTGGTTTTTACATAACCATGATTCAAGCTTGCCATTAGGAAAGCCAAGTGTTTTAAAAGAAGACAACTATGGTTTATATTTTGAGGCATCTATTGTAGATACTCAAATAGGTACTGATAATTTAAAACTTTATGAGGCAGGTTTAATTAACCAACACTCAATAGGGTTTTCAACTATAAAGGAAAGTAAGGTTGAAGGTAAGAGTGCAAAAGATTCTTACTATCAAATTCAAGAAGTTAAATTGTACGAATTTTCTTCGGTTCTTTGGGGTGCTAACCCCGACACTCCATTTATGGGAATGAAGGCTTTAGATGCCAAAGGATTGCAAGAAAGATTCGATAAACTTTACAAGCAATTGAAAAGTGGAAATTTAATGGATGAAACTTATGAATTGTTAGAAATAGAGTATAACTTTATCAAGTCGGAATTATTTAAACTAATCAATGAGAGAGAGAAGTCGGAAGAACCCACTCCAATCATTATTGATCCAGTAGAAGAAGAACGCAAGAAAAGTGTAGAGTTTTTGTTAATTTTAAAGGAAAATTTAAATAAATAATAGTTAATATGGAAGATATTAAAAAACTTGTTGAGGAAGTAAAAAGTGACCTTAACGAAATGATTCAAAAAGGTGTTGGTCGTGAAATGGAAGGCTTAGGTCTTGCTGATTTGATTGAGAACACTAAAAATGCTGGTGAGAAATTAGCTTCTTTAGAAGATAAGTTAGGTAACGTAGAGAAATCTTTATCTGATGCTATCTTAGATTCTAAGACTAAATCTGTTGAGCAACCGGAGAACTTTGTAGCTAAAGCTTTTGAGGCTAATGCTGATAAATTCAAATCTTTGTCTTCTCGTAGAGATGCAGCTTTTGGAATGAACTTTAAGGCCGTAGGTGATATGAACCTTACTGCTAACATTGGTGCAGGTTGGGCAGCTTCTATTGCTGGTTTATCTAACACTATCATCACTGATCCAACTCGTGCTATCCACTTGCGTGATTTGATGCGTAGTTCTACAATTGAGCAAAATGGTGTGTTCAAGTTCGCTAAGAAGACTGGTTCTGAGGGTGGTGCTGCTATCCAAACAGAAGGTTCTGGTAAAGCACAGGTTGATTACGATTTCACAATCTCTGAGGTAACTCCTAAGACTATCGCTGCTTACGCAAAGATTTCTAAGCAAATGTTATCTCGTTTGACTTGGTTACAATCTTTTGTTTCTACTCAAATGTTAAATGATTTGTTAGACATCGAAGATACTAACTTGTATGACTATGCAGGAACTTCTGCTTTCGCAGGTCTTTATGAGTCGGCATCTACTTACACTCCATCTGGAACTGTAACTATTGCTTCTAATCGTTGGGATAAGTTAGCTAACTCAATTGCACAATTGAAAGCTGCGAGATTTGCTCCTTCTGTTATCTTGGTTAATCCAATTGATGAAATGGAATTGTTGATTAACAAGGAGTCAAGTGCTGGTTATTCTCATCCTGCTTTATTGTTAGGACAAAGAATGTCTATCGCTGGTGTGCCAATCGTATCAACTGATATTGTTACTTCTGGAACATTCTTAACTGCTGATTTAAACAGAGCAGCTGAATTGTTATTTGAAGATAACATCATGACTGAATTTGCTTACGAAGATGGTGATAACTTCACTAAAAACTTAGTAACTGTGCGTATTGAGGAGTCTATTGCAATGCCAATATATTTCTCTACCGCAATGAGAAAAGGTTCTTTCGCAACTTCATAGTTTTAGTTTTCATTTTATGATTATGTAAGCCTACTTCCCATGTGAACAGTAGGCTTATTTTTTTAAAATTTTAAATATAAATTTATGCCAAGTGTAAAATGTATTAAGATGTTTCATGATATTGTATTATTAAGAAATGTCGAAGAAGGTGAAATAATTCAATACGATGTCGAAAGAGCAAATAGCTTAAATTCATTAGGTTATGTTGAAGTGATTGTTAATACCGATCCGGTAGAGCCTCCACAAGACAAAGCATTAAACCCTACTTATAAGAAGAAATAATGACTTACGAATTAGAACCTGTAAGAACACAAGGATTAGATGTTACAATAACATCCGATGCTTTAGCTATTCCAATAACTTTAGCCGAAGTTAAAGATCATGTAAATGTTGACTTTGCTGATCACGATGCCCAACTAACTAATTTGTTAGCATCGGCATTTCGTGAAGTTGAAATATTTACTCAAAAGGCTTTAAAGACTAAAACATTAAGACAATCTTTTAAGGAGATTAATGGAACTATCGAATTGGTTTATAGTCCTGTTCAATCTATTACTTCGGTAACGGATGCAAATAATGTTGCATTAACTTATACATCAAGTGTTGATAAAACTAAGATTAGTGCTTATTCTGCAAGTGGTATTAAAATTACCTTTGTTGCGGGATATACTTCATTGCCTGCCGATTTAAGAAATGCGGTATTAGATATTGTAGCCGTAGATTTTGATAATAAAGTTGAAGATAAAAGATTAGCTTTAAAAGCTATTAAAGATAGAATTAGACATTATCGCCCAATATATGTATAATAAGTTAAATAGAGTTAAGGGGATATTTAAACGAAAACTATCGGGCACATCCGATGGTGCGGGAGGTTTATCGGGGGTAACATATTCAAGTTATACCACAAGTATATACTTTGCGGAAACAAGTTCGTTCTATGGGAATTATGGCGGTATTAGAAATATTGAGAGTGCCAACTTTGGCACAAATCAATCCTTTGAAGGAAAGATGAGATACCGAGCCGAATTTATTCCAAGAACAACCGACATTTTAGAAGTAAAAGGTATTGAATATGCTATCTCTAATATTATGGACCCAGATTTTACCAAAAAAGATTTAACTTTTAAAGCAGCAAGAAGAAGTGATTAAAGTTACATTTACGGGAGCAAAGGTTTTTTATAATAAACTTGAAAGGGCATCTAATCAAAGGATGGATGATATTATGAGAAGTCTTGATGATGAGGCTAAGATGATTGAAATGAGATCACTTAGAGATGTTCCTATTTATGAGCAAGAATTAATGCGAAGTCAATATGTTAAGCAAAAGGGTACATCTACTATGCGTGAACATGAAATTGGCTTTACCGCAAAACACGCAGCTTATAAAGAATTTGGTACTGGGCCCGGATTGAATTTAGGTGGAGAGTATAGTGAGTTTAGCGATTATGCTAAATTATTTAAAACAACAAATTTTCCTTCTAATAGTACAAGGCAAAAGAAATACTTAATAAGTGCATTTATTCTTGCAAGAAGGGGATTTGATAGAAAGGTTAAAACAATAATGAAAAATATACTAAAATGATAAATAGGGATTGTGCTTATGATTTACGAAAGGCTTATTTTCAAACATTAAGTGGTATAACTTATAATAGTCAAGCGGTTAGTGTATATGATGAGATTGTTCCAAATGGAGCAGTTTATCCATGTATTGTTTTATCCAATCAATTATCAAGAGGGGTAAGAAGTAAGGATAGCTTCCAAAGGGATGCTACAATAGAAATATGTGTTATTCAAAAGTACACTTCGGATGAAGGTGGCAAGAAAGAAGTTAATGATATTGCCAATTTAATCATTGCAAGAATTATTACTTCTAATAATACTTTTGGATTTAGTCAATATTTAACTACTTGGCAAGTCATAAATTGTGAATATCAAACAAATTCATTAATATTACAATTGCCTACAGGTTGGCAAGTAGAACAAACAATTTTGTTCTCTCAATTATTAAATCAATTAAATTAAAAATAATATGGCATTAATTCAAGGTACAGACCTAAGGGTCTTCATAGGTGGAAATAAAATTATTAACGAGCAAACTTGTGATATTGAGTTATCAGCAAGTATGATTGAAACTTCTTCAAAAGATAGTGGAGAATGGGCAACGGCAATACCGGGTCGTAAGTCATGGGGTTTGTCAACAACTTTTCAAGTTGATTATGCTGATCCAGCAACAACAACAACTTATGATATTATCCAAGCTGCATGGTTTGCTGGAACTGCATTACAAGTTGCATTTAAAACTTTAAGCACTACTGTTGGTAACGTAGTATTAACTGGTTCTGCTTATGTTGAATCAATGCCTGTTAAATCGGGAGATCAGACAATTGCAACCGTTGATTTAAAATTAAAGGGTACAGGTACTTTAGTTCCTA